AAAAATTTATGTCCTTTAAGATATTATACTTTGACACAATTATTAAAAAATAATGTAACAAATATCAATATATTTGTTTTGAAATTTACAGAATATATTATAGAAACTTACAAAACACAAATCAACAAGGTAAATTTAATTAAACATAGTTGTGAATATATTGAAAAGAATCAAGATGTGTTTAAATACAGTGATGTTAAATTATATGACCATCAAGCTAAATTATTTAAATCTGTAAAAAGACAAGGGTCAAAATTAATTCTATACCAGGCACCGACAGGTACAGGAAAAACAATGTCCCCTGTAGGATTAGCAGCAGGAAAAAAAGTAATATTTACATGTGCGGCTAAACATATTGGATTACAATTAGCAAAGGCATGTATTTCAATGGAAATACCAATAGCTGTTGCTTTTGGTTGTCAAGACCCGACTGATATTAGATTACATTATTTTGCCGCGAAAGATTATACAAAACATAGGAGAACTGGTGGTATTTTTAGAGTAGATAATTCGAATGGTGAAAAGGTTCAGTTGATTATTACAGATATTCAATCTTATTTATCAGCTATGAATTATATGTTAGCTTTTAATAAGGAAGAAGATATAGTATGGTATTGGGATGAACCAACGATAACATTGGATTATGATTCTCATGAGTTTCATACTATATTACAAAAAAATTGGACTCAAAATGAGATACCAAATATTGTATTATCATCTGCTACTTTACCAAATATGGATGAAATTTTACCCATGACTATTAATTTTAAAAATAAATTCAAGACAAATAACGTCGAAGAAATTATTAGTTATGAATGTAAAAAATCAATACCGATATTAGATGCGAATGGTAATATTGTAATGCCTCATTATATATACGAAAATTATAAAGATTTGAAAAAATGTGCTAGACATATTGAAAACAATAAAACAATACTGCGACACATTGATGTTGACGAAATGGTTAAATTTATTTATTATGTTAATAAAAAGGGATATATTTCAGAGAATTATAGGATTGATAATTATTTTGAATCTGTTTCCGATATTACTATTATTAATTTAAAAATCTATTATTTGAGATTATTAATGTTAGTTAAATTAAATTATAAAGAAATTTATGAATATTTTCAAAAAAAAAGGACTCAGCATTATGAATCTGTTATTAAATTAACAACAGAGGATGCGTATACTCTAACAGATGGACCGACTATCTTCCTGACTCAAAATGTTGAAAAGATGGCCTTATTTTATCTAAAGGTATCGAAAATTCCAGAAAAAGAGTTAGAAAATATATTGAAGATAATGTCAAGAAATCAAAGATTTACCGCAGCTTTGGAAAAGATTGAGAAAGACGAACAACATAGAAAGGATAAATTGGGTAGTGACCAATTATCAAAGGATAAATCTAAAACAAAAAATTCAACAGATTATAAAGCGGAGGAAGAATATAGAAGAAATGTTTTAGAGTTGAAGAGTAAAATTAACAGTATTGAGTTATCGTCAAAATATGTCCCAAATAGCAAAATGCATATAAAAGAGTGGGCCCCACATAAAAATACAAGTAATATATTTACAAGTGATATTGAAGACAGTGTAGTAGAAGAGATAATGTGTTTGAATGTGAATAAAGAATGGAAAATCTTATTACTAATGGGAATTGGTGTCTTTGTAAAACATGAAAATAAACAATATACCGATATTATGAAAAAGTTAGCTTCTGAGCAAAAATTATATTTAATTATTGCTTCTTCAGATTATATTTATGGTACAAATTATCAGTTTTGTCATGGGTATTTAAGTAAGGATTTGGAAAATATGACACAAGAGAAAATGATTCAGGCTTTTGGTCGAGTGGGTAGGTCTAGTAGTCAAAGTGATTATACATTAAGGGTAAGGGATAATGAGTTGATTATTAAATTATATACAAAAGATAATAATAAACCAGAAGTTAGAAATATGAATCGTTTATTTTCTTAAATATCAAGTCAAAAATTAATGTAATAATATATATGAAAAAAAAGTCAAAGAAGAAGTGTTTTGTTAACGTTTTTTATATTTTTTAAGTTGTTATATAATTAAGAAACCTATTTACATTTAAAAATGCCTCCGCGTAGCCTTAGCACAAGATGAAGCGTAGCCTCTTTCTGAATATTATAGTCTGATAGCGTTCTACCGTCTTCAAGTTGCTTGCCGGCGAAAATTAGTCTTTGTTGGTCAGGTGGAATTCCTTCTTTAGCTTGAATTTTGGTTTTAACATTTTCAATAGTATCAGACGGTTCTACATCTAGTGTTATTGTTTTTCCGGTGAGTGTCTTTACGAAAATCTGCATTATACATATAATTTGTGTGTTTTTTTTAAGTATATTTCATAATTTGATTAAAACATTTTCACGCGTGCCTGTGAATTTACCAGCACGAATATAAATACCATCATCTTTTTATAGTATCTAGTTCATGAGGTTCAAATAAATCTTCAAATTTATGATGCAATTTACAATAGTTTTTATCGTTTATAGCTTCAAATTTACAAATTATTTGATTGTATCCATTTACATGTCATTTGCGAAGGTATTATAATTATAATATTATAATATCTTTAAATCAATTTATAGTGTATGCGACTAATTACAGCGTTTAATTACTATAAGCCAAACCGCCCATACCGCTCATGACACGAAGGACATTGTAGTTGGTCGCGTAGACGCGGACCTTGGCGGTAGCGGTTCCACCGATGGCGGCAGCAGAGACAACAAGCTGAAGAGTAGCGTTGTCAATGCGTGAGAAGTTGCATGTGCCAGATGGCTGGTGCTCCTCAGGTCGGAGAGCAAACGAGTAAACGTTGATACCAGTGTCTGGGTTGCGCGTGTGATGCTGGTAAGGTTGGACGAGGTCGAAGTAGGTTCCTTCGCGCTCGGAGAAGCGGTCCTGGCCGTTAAGTTGGAGCTTAGCGGTGACAACTGGGTTCTCTCCCCAGCAGTGCATGTTGAGAGCGGTCTCAGCAAGGACAAAGACACCTGCGTCAGTGACACCAGAAGCCAATGGCGCGCTGTTTTTAATTATACCGAGTGAATCATCCGTGACGTTACCAAAATCATCAGGGTTTGCAGAATTAGAAATATCAGCCTGGAGGTCGTTGAAGAGACCGGTGGTGGCATTGACGACATCCTTGTTTTGTGCGGCAGAGCCGTAAGCCATGATTGAATCGGGAAGAGCATCGACGGCATCAGTGTAATTGAAGGGCTGAGCGCCGAGGGCCATGTGCATAGTGCGACCTTCGAGGAATGAATCGCAGTAAGCAACATGCATATCAGGCTGAACAACCCATACAATTTCTTTGCATGGGTGATTGAAGTTAAGCTTGATTTTGTTGGAAGAGGACCCAATGGACTCGGCTCCAGTGTACTGGAGTTGTTCAATAAGGTACTCGTGTGGGTTCTGAGCCATGCGTCTGCGCTCGTCAGTGTCAAGGAAGACGTAATCGACGTAGAGAGAAGCGGCTACGAGAGACTTGGCGTAAGCATTTGCGACCTTTTTATTGTCCGTACCCGTCGTCGATACCTTAGACACGGCGAAAAGGCACTCATCTAGGGGACGGAGCTCAATGTTAATCTTGACCTCGTGGTACTGGAGGGCAATAAGAGGAAGGGCAAGTCCAGGGTTGCGACAGAACCAGAACTGGAGAGGAACGTAGAGAGTGGTCTCTGGTAGGGCCTGGCGAGGGGCGCAGACAGCCTCGGGAACATCAGCCGCACCGCAAGCGGTGGCTACGTTAGCGAAGTCAGGGTCACAGAGGTATGTGAGCTGAGTTGTGTGTCCAATCATCTTGTGGTATCCGGCCTCCTGCTCACTGGTAAGGGTAAGCTGGTTCCAGATGTGCATCCAGTCACCGTACTGTCGGTCGATGCGCTGTCCACCAATCTCGACCTCAGCCATGGATATCATCTGTTCTCCAGGGCAGTCAAGCCAGCGGGCCATTACATCTCCAGTGCCATTAGTGCCATCCGACTGGTTAATCTCGGGGAGTGTAACTTGAAGGTATGTTCTGTAAGCAAGGTCACCATTTCTGGAGACAGTGCATTGGACTCTGCGGCCAAAATCGGCCTGTCCATTAAAAGTTTGTTCAATTGATTCCATTGCGAAGTTTGTGTGACGTCTGTAGGTTACCTTCCAGAAGGTAATCTGAGGGTTACCTGTAAGGTAAACATCTTGTGCGCCGTAAGCTACTAGTTGCATTAATCCACCACCCATGGTTATACTATTGCTAAAGAAAAAAATTTTATTAAAACAATTTTAATTAAATTTTAATTAAAATTACTTATTTTACGTTATTTTATTTTATTTATATCTAAATTTTCCATCATAAATCGCTTAAGATAATCTTCTAACATTACTTCTTTCTTACCTTCATGGTTTTTAGTAAAGACATATGTATTTTTCTTTTTTTTAATAGCCCATCCCTTGTCTAAAGCATTATAAATAAATATCATTTTTTGTAATAAAATGCAGTCTATTTTCATATTATTTGTATCAATATTAAAATCTACATCCATATAAATAAAATCTAGATAAAGTTGCATTGAATATTACGATTTAATA